ACATTTAATAATACTCTTGTGCGACCTGATCAAAAGAACTTAGATTTATGGATTGAAAACTTTAAAAGTCTATATCATCATAAAGGCATTAGGTCTGCTACTATCCCACATACACACTGGGTAATGACAGGGCAAATACAAAAAGAATTCCCTCAATTAATGATTAAAAATACTATATTACGTGAAGTAAACACTGCGGCTGATGTTGCAAAACAAGCAGAAGCAGGATTTCATTACATTAATATTGACAGAGATTTAGTACGTGATAGAGATACTTTAAAGAAAATAAAACAAGTTAAAGAAAAGTATAATGTTAAAATAGCAATACTAGGCAATGAAGGTTGTGTAGGTAGTTGTCCTGTAATGCCAGAACATTTTGAATTTAATAATTCAAGAACATCAACAGGACCACAATATTTTAATGATGCTATTAGTCGTATAAGTTGCCCTAAGTGGGATATTACAGAACCAGTAACAGCATTAAAAACAGCAAACATTCCGCCTTGGAGACAAGATTGGTATGAGATGTTATACTATGTTGATGTTATTAAGATGCACGGCAGAGAAAGTGTAGCACAGTTATTTTCTACAATGGATATTGTTAAGAAATATGCAAAAGGAGAAGAAATATTATTTTCTGATTTTGATGAATATATTTACGATAAAAATTTAGAAGGTAAGCCCATCCAAGCATGGAGAGAATTTATTAAGAATTGTAAGTTTGATTGTTGGGATTGCAATAAATGCGATAACTTATATGAAGCAAAAAATGGTAAGCCTCAACTAACAATTAAAAATATAATAGTGGAGTCAATATGTGGCGCATACACGGACTAACAAGTCACAAAGTACAAATGCTACTAAATCAGTTATGTCGTTGCGGGCAATCTTATTTAGAAGTAGGTTGCTATTTAGGTGCAACAGCGGCAGCCGCACTAGACGGTAATAAACTAAAAGCATACTTTGTAGATCATTGGGAAGAGCAAGTACAGCCCTTAAGAGATGATCTACCACCATTACCAGAAAATAGTAAAGAAGACTTTGTTAAAAATATCAAGTACTATAAAGGCGAAAACAAAATTAAAGTATTTGATTCAGATTTGTTTGATGTAGATCTTGACCAAATTGATCCGATTGATATTTTCTTTTATGACGGTCCTCATGGTCCGCAAATGACATTTAATGCTGTAAAGTACTATGCAACAGTACTAGCTGATCAAGCTATAGTAGTAATAGATGATGCTAATTTTGAAGGTAGTGTTAGTGGAGCAAAAGCCGCACTTAAAGAGCATGGTTTTAGCATATCATTTGAACGTCTTATACTTGAGGAAGAGCCCGAAAACGCCGAAGGTTGGTGGAACGGAGTTTTGATATTAGGTGTCTCTCGTCCTTCACTTTCTAAATAAATACAATATAAGTTTAGGAGATTACAGTGGCAGGATCAAGTTCAGCACCAATTGTTGATAGATTAAGAATCATACCAAGAGCAGACGACTTTCTTGATAGAAATGTTGGCTCTAGTGGAGAAGTATTCTTTTCAAGAGACACAAACACATTAAGAGTTTACAGTGGTAAAGACGTATCAGGCTTTGAAATGGCAAGAGCTGATTTAAACAATGTAGACTTAACTTCATTTTTACGAACATCTACTTTAGCAACTACAAGCGTATCAGCACTAAGTGATGTAAATTATGTATCTACACCTACAGTAGGACAAATACTATCTTGGGATGATACTTATCAAGCATTTATTCCAACAGACGCTGACTTGTCAGGTGGTAATTCATCTATTGACGTATCAGAAACTGCTCCAACAACACCGGCATCAGGTAACTTATGGTTAAACACTGCTACAGGTAAATTATACATTTATATCGATGATGGTACAAGTACACAGTGGATTGAACCAGCAACAACTGGCGGTGGCGGCAGTAGTAATGCTACTACACTTGCAGGACAATCAGCAAGTTATTATTTAGACTATAATAACATTACTAACACACCAACTATTCCAACTGATATTAATAGTTTAAGTAATGTAACAGCAACAGGTCCGTCAGATGGACAAATACTAAAATGGAGTACATCAAACAGTGCTTGGGAATTAGCAAGTGATCTTGTAGGTGGCGCAGGCGGCGTACAACTTTCAGACTTTAGTATTACTGCAAATGCAGTAGGAACAGCCGCACTATCATATGATAATACAACAGGTGTGTTTACATATACACCACCAGATTTAAGTTCTTATCTAACAAGTTATTCAGAGACATCAGGATTAAATGATGTTGTTTCTAGAGGGTCAACTACAGCACAAGCAGTAACTATTAATAATACATTAACAGTAGGAAATGTAGTTACAAACGGTTCGGGCACACCGGAAATAGTAAGTACAAGTACAATTACACTAGATGCTCCAGATGGAACTATAGTACAAAGCGGTCCATTTAGATTGCCAAGTTTTACTACAGCACAAAAGAATGCTCAGTCATCAGTTAATGGTGATATGGTATACGATAGTACACTTAACAAAGCACAAGTGTATGAAAACGGTGCGTGGGCTAACTTAGCATAATGGAAAAAGAATACGCAGTCATAGTTAGACGTGATCAAAATATTAGCGAAGTAGAAGCTGATATTATTGCTTCTACTGGAAGCGGTCCAATACCTAACAGAAGCGTGGAAGTTGCTAACCCTAGACTAGGGTCAACTCGTATAACACATTTTATGCTTACTGATGAAGAAGCAGATAATTTATCAACAGATCCAAGAATACTAGCAGTAGAAATACCACCTGATCAAAGAGACGATATTGAAATAGGTCTTAATTCTAGACAAGCAGGTAATTACTGGAGAGGAACATTTAACAATGCTAATGATCTTAATTGGGGACTTAGACGTTGTATAGATGCAACAAATCAATACGGTACAAGTACAACAATTTCAGGAGACTACCTTTATACGTTAACGGGCGCAGGAGTTGATGTTGTAATACAAGATAGTGGCATACAACCAGGACACCCTGAATGGGAAGATGAAAACGGAGTTACTAGACTAGTACAACATGATTGGTACGGAGTAAGTGGAATAGCAGGAACACAAAATGCTAACCATTACAGAGATAGAGATGGACACGGTACACATTGTGCAGGTATTGCCGCAGGTAAAACATATGGTTGGGCAAAACATGCAACTATATATTCACAAAAATTAGCAGGACTAGAATTGATAGGTGCTACTGACGGCACTGGTATTCCAGTTGCAGATGCATTTGATAGTATTAGATTATGGCACAATAATAAAGTAAGTGGCAAACCAACTGTGGTAAACATGAGTTGGGGATATAGAAGTACTTCAAGTGTTGATCCTTCAAGTGGTACGTATAGAGGAACTCCATGGACATTTTCAACACAAACTGATGCACAATTATTTGCAGACTACGGTATAGTTACACCTAACGGAAATGGGGACAGAACATTCCCTGCACAAAATGCTTTTGCTGATGCAGAAGTTGAAGATATGATTGATGCTGGAATTCATGTTGTTATTGCCGCAGGTAATGATAGTTACAAAGCAGATGTTTCAACAGGTAATGATTGGAATAATTTTGTTTCTGTAAGTGGAGTATCAAGACTATATCATAGACCTAGTTCACCTTATTCTGACAGAGCATTTAATGTTGGCAACATTAGTTACGTTACTAATGGCGGCACTGATCAATCAGCAAATTCTAGTAAAAAAGGACCTGGTGTAAACATATGGGCACCTGGTACTGAAATAATGAGTTCATCAAGTAATGAAGCTGATTCTGGATATACAACTTATGATTATCCAGGTAATAGTAATTACAAAATCATGAAGATAAGCGGCACGTCAATGGCAGCACCTCAAATAGCAGGACTAGCGGCATTACACTTACAAGCAAACTCATTACAAACCCCAGAACAATTAGTTACATTAATGACTAGTGTTAGTAAAAGTGTTGTTTATGAAACAGCAAATAATGATACAGATTATGATAATACTAGAAGTATTTTAGGTTCACCAAATAGAATGATGTTTAGTAGATACGGCGTAGAACGTCCGTATAGAACAAATGGATCTATGACGTTTACTAATTCACTAGCAGTACTAAATGAAGACGGACCTCAATTAGAAACTAATGCTTGGTTAGATGACAATGGTACAAATGTATCAGTATCTAGTATTATTTCAGGAGTTGCTTTACAAGTTAATGCTGTACTTGCAACCAATCCATCAACACCATTTAATATACAAGGACGTTTAAGCGGTGCTACAACAACTGTATCTGCTATAAGTGCTAATACAGGAACTATATTAGAAATAGACGTCAACAATTCATTTGGATTTCAAGTAGGAGAAGGGCTGAACATTATTGCATAAATATTGTAACAGCAAGGATTAATATATGGCTTTAAATTTTCCAGACGCACCTAATGCAGACGATACTTATACCGAAGGTAGTGTAACCTGGGTATATGACGGCACTGTATGGAACATACAAGCAAGTTCTGCATCATCAGATCAAAACTTATTTGATACAATTAATGCAGATACAGGAACAGTAACAGCATCTAATACAACTGATGCATTAACAGTTGCTGGCGGTACAAATGTAACTACTGCTATTGTTGGAAAGACGCTTACTATTAATTCTAGCGCAGTAGGAGGATCGTCAGATGTTATTAAAACAGTTACTACTGATGACGGATCGTATACAGCAAGTGGAGAAGATACTTTAAAAATATTAGGTAGAACAAATATTTCTACAGAGCTTACTACAAATACAAATGAATTACATATTGATTTAGACTCACACAGTATTGACTTTTTAAGTGATGTTGATACAACAACTTCTGCGCCAGCAGTTGGGCAAGTGTTAAAGTGGGATGGTGTACAATGGGCACCAGGCTTTGACTCTACAACAGGCGGCGGTGGTACTGATGCAGATACTTTTGATGGATTTGACAGTACCTACTTTTTAAATTATAATAACTTAACCAATACACCAACTGTTGCTACACTATCAGACTTTAGTGTAGGCAATGAAAGAACACCAGACGGTGATGGTGCTATTGAATATAATAATACAACAGGTGTGTTTAGATATACACCACCAACACCGGGCGGTATTGGTGCATTAAGTGCAGAAGTAAATGATTTATCTGATGCAGTTACTTGGGCAGATGTACCAGATGCAAATATTACACAATCAAGTGTTACACAACACCAAGCCGCACTAAGCGTAACAGAATCACAAATTAGCGACTTAGGTAGTTATATTACAGACTACACAGTAGTTGCTAATGACTTAAATGCTATTAGCGTGGGCGCACTTAGCGATGTTGATCTTACTGGAGTTAGTAACGGAGAAGTGTTAGCATGGAACAATACTAACAGTAGATTTGAACCAGCATCTCCTGCAGGATCAGGCGGTATTGCACTAACAGATTTAAGTGTAACATCAAATACGCCAAGCGGCACAGGCACACTTACGTATGACAATGCTACTGGAGCATTTAGTTACACACCACCTGTTACAGGTGCAACTGAAATTGACGATTTAAGTGATGTTAGTATTGCTTGGGTTGGTAACTTACCATTAGATAATAAAGGACAGTTATTAAGTTGGACTGGTAGTACATTTATTAACTATACAGGTACTACTATTGATAAGATTACAGAAAACACATTAGTAGAATTTCAAGTTGGTAATGTAGGTACACAGTCTTACAATTTCTTTCCACATTATTCAGGACAAAATCCAACAATATATGTAATGTCAGGCACAACAGTTTCGTTTAAATTAGACGGAGCTCAAGGACATCCATTTGCTATTCAAGATCCTACAGGAACTACAATTACAGATGCTACACAAATTTTCCATGTACAAACTAATGGTAATAAAACTACTGGCTCATTAGCACAAGGTAGATCAGAAGGTGTATTGTATTGGAGAATACCTGAAAGTTATTCAGGTGGTTATAGATATCAGTGTACTGCTCACCCTGCTATGGTTGGATCAATTCAAATAAAAAGATTTAGTCAAATTTAAGTAGACTATTTAACTCACGTCTTAGATCAACAGTTTCTTTAATAAGCGAATTAATATTGCCTAGTTTAGCAAAGCCTCTACTAGACGAATGTACTGTATCTATACTTTCTATTTTATCTTTAAGGGTTGCAAGTAACTGTTCGCAATGTAGTTTTCCTTTTGGGTTAGTTACTTGTGTAATTGCTTGTTCCCAACGTAAAATATCATTTACGTAGTCGTTATGCTGTGCTAGTGTTCGCAAGTTCTTCTCCTGTTGGAGTTAAGTTATACGTGTCAGCATCATCGTCAATATCGCCGACTTCAGTAAAACTACCACTAGGACTTAAACATTCAATACTTGCAGGCATAAGTGCTGGTACATTAAATACTTGTCCTTCTTTTAGATTTGATTCAAATAGTTGTCCTGTTGCAGTATCAATATAATTTAGTCTAAAATTACCATCGTTAATAAACCAACTTTTATTTTTAACTTTATGAAAGTGCATACTAGTTTTATTAGGTTTGTTAAAGCCTACAATTTTACTATAATATGAATCTGTTTTAGCCCATATTGCTTCGTAACCGTAGGACGTTTGTTTTACATTCTCTGTCATTTATTCCTCTAGTAAATCTATAACTTGAAATACTGTTTCTAATTTAGAAAGGTTAGTTTTATTTTGCAGTGTATTTCGTAGTCCTTGATGTAATGTCTTTGGCCAACAACCAAAGTCAACCCATGCATATCCGCTGTGTTCATCGTTAAGAATAGGAATAAATTCTCCTTTACAGCACACAAGGTATGTATGAAAATTGAACTTTGCATCGTTAGATACAAAAGTTTCTAACGGAATAGTTTTTACAATAGGAGTTGTTTCAGATACTTCCTCAGCAATTTCTCTCTTTAGAGCTTCAAATGGTGTTTCACCATTTTCGTTACCGCCGCCAACAAGTCCCCAAGTCCCAGCAGTTTTACCACCAGCTCTATGTAAAAATAAAAAACGTTTAGTGTCAAGAGCATAGAATAGTGCTCCACTACAAATTATCTTGTTCATACTAGTAATTAGCCGTCTAGGTTAATTGACCAGTCACCTTTGGCATATTCACCGTCTACACTTAGTAGCCATTGATCGCCGTCCCAGTAGTATTGTACACCTGTATTAAGATTTGTAGTATATAAAGTAGTAATTACTTCGTCGTTGTATATAAGTTTATCAGCACTTGCATCAAATACTATTTGCCATGCAGTGCCGTCCCATTCAATAATATCATTAGAGTTTGCAACAAAGTCTGTTCCGTTTGCATTTTTCCAAGCATCAGCACCATCTGTATTTGTTGTACTACCAATGCTACCTAATAATAACAGTCTTAGTCCTGCTACTTTAGCAGTAGTTGGGTCATAACGTAATGGATCAATAATGTAGTCTATACTTGAATATTGATTTGCATTACGTGCAGGGCCTTGTACAGTACTATTACTAGGTAATGTATCTCTATCAAAGTCAATTGTAAGTTTAGTTTCGTCTAATGGATTAATAGTAATACGTCCTGCAAGCATTCCGTTTATATCAGGCTTTCTAAAATATGCAATACTTAACCCTGCTCTGTAAGATCCTAATAATGCATCAAAATGGTCTCCCCATTTTATATTACTAGGCAATCCGTTTTTAAGAATTTGTGCTTGACCATTTAAAATTAATACTCTATGTTGTGTGTAATTTTTTACTACTTCTTTAGTATGTCTAGTTTTTTGTTTTCTAGGATTCATTATGCCGTCACCATCACTAGGTGCCGCACCTGTGTCAACAACATTAGTAGTGTTATCTAATGTATCTTGTACAACAGGTTCAGTCATTCCGCCCATACTAAACAAATTAGTACCTTGTAACATCTGTTCAAAATCAACATATCCGTCACCGTCAAAGATGCTTGTAACAATATTTGTAACAACGCCTAAACGTTTTACTTTTGCTGGAGGACTAATATAAATTGGAGTACTAAATGTCATTGATCCAACATCTATTTCGCTATCAACACCTGTTGGTATTGAACGACTACTAAAGTTAACACTATCAAGCATAATAGTTGTTAAACTAGTCCAGTCTAAATAGTTGTCAGTTGTTTGTATATCTAAACTTGGATTAAAGAGCATTAATATTTGCTCCATAATTTGTAATTTCATATCTGTGTTTGTTGACCATAGATCAACATTTACAGTTAGCCTGTATGGTGTTGGCATCAAACGTTCTACAGTATATTGTTTACCTGCTTCATCATTATAGGCGCCCGCACTATCTTTTCCACGTTCTCTAATATGTCTTTTGTTTACATAACTGGAATCACTAGTACGATCTCTATCTAGTTCTAGTCCTGTAATGTAAACAGCCATACGTGGCGCACTAGGTATTTTATTTTCTGAATTATCTCTTAATATTGAGCCTACTTGTCTAGTAAGATCTCCGTACAATACAGGTACTTGCTTTTCAGTGCCATCACCTGTTTGATAACTGAAGTTACTAAACAGACGCATCATCTGTACAAGATACTTTCTTATTTGTCCGTCATAAAAATGTTCAGCCATTAGTTATCTGCCTTAGGTTTTAATACTTGTGAAAGAGCTTGACGTTGTTGCGTTCTTTCATTGTAAAGTGTTATTGTATGCAGTCCTGCATTTTTAATAGCAGTAGCACTTGGTAAAGTTAATTTTACAAGTTGTGTACTGCCGTCTTGACTTGTATATGGCTTTAGTATTCCAGGATAGTTAGTAGCACTATTCATTGGATAGTCTACAACTGCATAACTAACTACATCGATGCCATCTCTAGTGTCACTAGTGTGTTCTATTCTTATATATTTTGCTGACATATCAGCAATGTCTGTTAGCAACTCAGTTTGTCCAACAGTTAATTGCATAAAGTCTGTTGCTATAGGAGTATCGTATAGATAAGTGTCTACATCATTAATAAACGATCCTCTTAGTGTATCTTTAGTTCCATTATTCATTGGAGCTCTCTTAACATCATGTACTTTTATCCAACGATTTTTTTCGTATCTAAATAACCTTTGAGGTAAAAAGTCTGTTCGCATAAAATAGTCACCGTCTACAGAGTTAACTGGAAAACTTATACCGCTACCAAACTGACTTCCGTTAGGTGCAAATTCATCACCTATCAATAGTCCATCATAACCGTGTCCTCTAGGTGTTGCTTTGTCAGTTATTGTACTGCCGTCATCAGCAACTTGTTCTACTGCGGCTCTACCTGTATCTTCATCTACTGCAAGTGTATATAATGCTGTATCTGTATCATACCCGCTTTTAGGAGTATTAGTATTTGCTTCTGCAACTACAGCATTGTTAACATTCATTTCTGCTTCGAATGTTGATAATACATCACGTAGTGTACCATCTTCTGGATAGTCTTCACTTGCTGGTAAGTCAAGTATATCTTTGTACTCTTGACTGTCTACTATTTGTTTTAATTTAAGTCTATATAAGTGTGGATACCAAGTTGGTGAAAAGCCTTCTGCGGCTCTATTAATATCTTCAATAACATAAAAACGTTTTAGTGCAACACTAAAATCATTCATTGCAAATTCATCTTTTAAATGAGGAAGCTCTATAACATCGCCAGGCATAAGTTTACGCCCAACTGTTTGTACTGATGTATTAATATGTACTGTCATAAACAAAGTATCGTTGCTTAAGAACAAACCAAATTGGCTTAGATCAAAGTCAATGTCCTGTACATTGTAAATACCTCTGATAGTGTAGATATCTTTATCATACTTTCTATCTCTATTTTCTAAAAACAACATATCTTGGATCTGTGTATGATCCTTTTCTGTTGTTCCGTCATTCGTACCGATATACTTATGGACAAACAGGTCTGTTCCTCCGATATCGAACATTTCATTTATCTGGCGGTCTAAGAATTGAAAGTCTTTTCCGCGTTCTGGTTTATATAAACTTAACTTTGGCATATACATATTTATCGTAACGATAGTAACTACGATAAATACTATGACGGAGAAAACTAAATGGCAGTTAACCAAACACAAAAACAAGCAATATTTGACTATGTAAACGCCTTCCTGGGCGGTGGTATGGTTGATGTAGAACTGGATCCAATCCACTATGAAACTGCTTTATCCAAAGCACTTAGTAAATTTAGACAAAGGTCTGATAATTCAGTTGAAGAATCTTACTTGTTTATGCCTACTGTAGTTGATCAGAACGAATATGTATTACCAAATGAAGTAGTTGAAGTACGTAAACTGTTTCGCAGAAGTATTGGTTCAAGACCTGCTACATCTGCATCAGGAGGTCCTATATTTACTACGTCACACGTTGCTACAGTTTCAAAAAATCAAACATTTAGTACAAACTATAATTTAAATTCTATTGCAACTGTTGTTGTAAAAGTAAATGGACAAGCAACTACTGATTATGCAATTGACTACACAACTAGAACAATAACTTTTAATTCTGTACAAGCAGTTGGTAATGTTATTGGTATAGAATTATATGAATCAGGAGAAGCAGGTGGCGGATCATTATTTGAACCGTTTAACTTAGCATACACAAATGCATACCTATTATCAAGTTCAAACATGGGCGGACTAGCAACATACGATATGTTTAGTCAGTACCAAGAACTAGTAGGAAGAATGTTTGGATCATTTATTGAATTTAAATGGAATACTACAAGTAAAAAATTAACATTACTACAACGCCCAAGAGCTGAAGAAGAAATATTAATTTACGCATATAACCATAGACCAGATAGTGAACTACTTAATGACTATCTTGCCAATCAGTGGATCAAAGATTATACACTAGCAAGTTGCAAATACATGCTAGGTGAAGCACGTAGTAAGTTTGCTACAATCGCAGGACCACAAGGCGGCTCAGCACTTAACGGTGATGCTCTTAAACAAGAAGCCGCGGCTGAAATGGAAAAACTTGAAATGGATGTAATTAACCAAGTTGCTGGTGGCGTAGGTTACGGATTCACAATAGGCTAAAAACCACCTAAGTTAACGCTAACGATTTTGGTTCCTTGTAAATACAATATAACAAGGAGGTCCCACAATGTGCTCACCAGAAGTGCGTAAAGAAGCCAACCGTTTAAATTGGATTATCAAAGGTAAACTTATTGATAGATCCTGGAGCGACATAGAAGTCGAAAAAACTTACCATTCATATTTTAAAAGACTTTGGGGAAATAACGAAAGTTATATCCATGAAGACGGATTTGAAGAAGCATGGAAAATTCGTGAAGCTGAAATGCTGTCTGAAGAAATGGTAACTGTTGCCAATTTAGGCTACGATTAAGGTTGACATTAACTTTGTAATAGTATATACTGTAAAGTATATTCAATAAGGAGTTATGTGTGTTACCTAAACTATTAGTTGTTGGACACGGCCGACACGGTAAAGATACTGTATGTGAAATGTTAGAAGCATACGGATATACGTTCCAATCATCAAGCAAATTTTGTTCAGAACTTTTTATCTATAATGATTTGAAAGATCAATACGGATATGCTAATGAAGAAGAGTGCTATGCAGATAGGCACAATCATCGTACTGAGTGGTATGATATGATACACAACTATTGTAGCGATGACCTAGCACGTTTAGGACGTAACTTATTTGATCAGCATGATATCTATTGTGGACTACGTAACAAGCGTGAATTCTTTGCAATGCAAAATGAAGTAATATTTGACCATGCTATTTGGGTAGACAGAACAGATCATTTGCCCTTAGAAAGTTATAGCTCTATGAGTATTGAACAATGGATGTGCGATTACACTATTGACAATAATGGTACACTAGATAGACTAGAAAAAAATGTTAACGTGCTTATTAAAACAATATTTAAAAATCGGGGACTAAGTCTCCCTGCTTCCACACAACTCCCTCTTTTTGCAGAATTCTCTGACAGTTAGCACATATTGTTTTTAAGTTTTGTGGACGGCAGTTTTCTAAATTTCCGTCTATATGAAACACATTAAACTGTTCTGAGTGTTTAGATTTATAATTACACTTCTCGCAACTGCTCTTTTTCTCATAGCCTCTTTGCTTCCATTTAGGTATTCCATGACCTGCTCCATTACGTAAGCAACGCTCACACAATGACCTATAGTAAGTTCTACCATCTTTTTTATAGTTTATAGCCGCAGGACGTTGTCCGCATTTGCATAAAGGTCTCATACTGTATTTACCTCACCTTTTCGGTACCTTTTTTTATGGTATATTACAGGTGAATTATTCTTAAACTGCTAAATAACTATAACAAAGACTCATTCATTATTAATAGGAGAAATATAATGGCACTAACATCACCAGGAGTACAGGTTAGCGTAGTAGACGAAAGTTTTTACACACCCGCTGAACCAGGTACAGTACCAATGATATTCGTTGCCACCGCCGCAAATAAAACAAATGGCGCTGGTACCGGTATTGCTCCAGGATCACTGAAAGCAAACGCAGGTAAGCCTTACTTACTAACATCACAGCGTGACCTTACAGAGACATTTGGAGATCCAGTATTTTATACTGATACAAACAACAATCCAATTCATGCTGGAGAGCTTAATGAATATGGATTACAAGCGGCTTATTCATTATTAGGTGTAAGCAACAGAGCATTTGTTGTAAGAGCAGATGTTGACTTAGGCGCTTTACAAGCAACAGCAGATGCGCCAAGCGGTGCACCAGCAGATGGCGCACTTTGGACAGATACTGCATCAACAGCATTTGGTATATTTGAATGGAACGGTGCGGCAGCATCAACTACAGGCGGACAGAGCTTTGCAGTTAAAACTCCTATTATAATTACAGACGCAACAAAAACTAGCGGCTCAACTCCATATACACCAAAAGGTTCAATAGGCGCAATAGGCGACTATGCTATAACTGCTGGCTTATCAACAATTTACAGAGTATGGTACAAAAACACTTCAGGTAACTGGGTACAAGTTGGTTCAACAGCATGGACTGGAAGTACACCAAGTGCAACTGGAACAGTTGTTGTAACAGGCGGAACTACATTATTAGATTCTGATACTTTAGTACTTGACGTAGCTGGTTCTAACTATACACTAACAGCGGCGACCAGCGGTGGATCTGCTACTTCGTTAGATGATATAGTTTCAAACAGTAACACAGTACTTTCAGGTACAGGTGTTAGTGTAGCAAATCTTAACAATCAATTAGTAATTTACAATGATGGTTCAACAGACACAGAAATTACTCTTGCAGAAGGTGCTGGTAGCCCAGGACTAGCAGAGAAATTAGGCTTTACAGTTGGAAACTATTCTATTCCAGCATTAGCAATTGATCCACATACAAGTGTTCCACAATGGAAGTCAACAGGCTCAGGTCAAGTTGCTCGTCCAAGTGGAAGTGTATGGCTAAAAACTACAGAACCAAATAGTGGTGCAAGATGGAGAGTAAAATCTTACAATGCAGACACAGCACTTTGGGACTTAGTAGACGCACCAATACATGCTTCAAATCACAGTGCATTATATGCATTAGATAAAGCAGGCGGTGGCGCTAACTTAGCAAAAGACGCATTGTATGTACAATCTAACTTTACAGAAGCATCAAGCAAATTAGGTGATTTTGTATTATTTAAAAGAGCGGCGGCAGGTGCAACTACAATTAAAACTGCGGCAATAGCGGCTCAACTTTCAGCAACAGACTATACATTTAAAATAGCAGAGAGTGTTGTAGGTAGTGCGGCATTAGCAACAGCAATAGAAGTAGCATTTACTGCAACAGGTGCAAGTACTGACTCCGACGAAATGGCAGATGGTATTAACAGCGCAGGCTTTACTAACA